GCCATCTTCACCAAGCGAAAGGCTCAAAGATTCAATGGCTGTTGTAATGTCTACATCATGACCTAAAGCCGTGCTGCTGTAGTCTGGATCCATCCAACCATCAGAGCAATACAAACCACTGTTTGTTCCGCCTGATGCAGCACTATAGGCAACCTTGATGCGTACGTTCTTCCTTGTACCGTTGGGGACAAACGCAGGGTATCCAGCCACATCCTCAACGATAGAAGGCGTAATGGTTGGGTATGTAGCACCGTCACCAAAGTACTCGTGGTACGTCTGGAAGGTAGGTGTATTCCAATCACCTACAGTAGGGGCATAACGGAATAACTTAGGAGCGCCAAGGATGTAACCGGACTGTTCAAAGTAACATCTAGCAGCTTGGAAGGTTATCTTTCCGTTAGGCACTGTAACCGAAAACGTACCAGCCGGGATGATTGGTGCCGTTGCTATGTCGTTAGGGTAATCAAGATTCTCAAAGGTGTGGCTTAGACACGTCCCGTTATCAGTCCAAATCAGGAGCTCACGTCCACGGAAGGGAATCAATAGTACATTGACGTACTTTTGTGCCGGGTTGAATATACTTGTATATGTTCGGGCGCTACTAAAGTTTGAACCAGACCGGTCGTATTCTTTTTGAAGCACTCCATTACGGAAGATGGCAATAGATCCGTTGTCTCTAAACTTCACCTGCACACTGAAGTTGTTAGGCGCTGAACCACCGGCGCCAACGTTGTAGCCAAGCACCAAGAAAGTATCATCGCCTGATTCCTGAACACTGTTCCGGTAATACTTAAAGTACATCGGACAGTTAGCCGGTAGTGCTGTTGTTAGGTTGATAGGCAAAGTCGATGTAGACAGTTGCTTCAAGCCTTTATCATTGACACTTTTTGAGATTGACAGTTGATGCCACTTGGCAATGTCTGTGCCTGTGAAGTCACTGATGCCGTATCTGGCGTAGTTACCAGTAAAGGTTGACTTCCATGCGGTTGTAAGCGGTAAAGGCTTCAGCATGACCGTAGAAGTACACGGGTCAATCCATACGTTTTCAGACTTAGTAAAGTCCCAGGTGCTACCGTCAGCACCGACAGCAAGCCTGCCCTTGTATGGGCGTGGCTCGCTGATGTCCATGATTACCCGCATCTGTCCAGCCATTAGCGCACCGGCATTCCCTGTCCACCATTGACGGCAAACAGAATATTATTTTGAATCATGTCTTTAATGCCACGGGTAACCATAGTGTCACCACGGATAGGCTTCACCTTAGTTATCTCACTACGGTAGTTCATACCCATACCTGCAAGTTCAGCACCCGTGATGCCGAGTCTGCCCATCTCACCACCACCCAGCGTCTGCCGTCTAAGGTCAAGTAGATCCGCTGATTTCTTGGTATTGGATTCAATCTTTCCCAGAGTGGTTTTTACATCCTTTGTATCTTTTGGTTGTTTGATATCACCACCAGCACCAAACGGATCTTTTTTCTTTTTGTCATCTTCCTTAGCTTGGTTTAGTTTTGATTCAAGAGCATATCTAAACCCATAAAAGTCAGACATAACATTGCCTGTATCGCCCGTGGTTTTACCAGTTGGGTCAAACATTCTTGGCAGTGCCGTCAGTAGGGTCATGCTCCTTGAGCCAATGCGCTGAAGACTACCTAAGAATGTTTGGTCCTTGCTTACGTTCTCCCATTCTTTGATGATGTAAGAAAGGTTTCGTGGCAATATGTTTGCCATAGATGCAAGCACCGCAACAATGTCCAAGAATACGGACTTGACATCAAGACCAACACCGACAATGGCTTCTAGTGGTTTCATCATCTGCTCGGCAAATATCTGTGGAAATTGACTAGATGCAATTTCGCCAGCAATACCACCGATAGCCTTATAGAAAGGTTTCAAGGCGTTGTTTGTAACTTCACCAAACTTACGCTCAATCATTTGCAGAGAATCTAGCGTTGTTGCCTTCAAAGCTTTAGTCGTATCGGCTGAACGCTTCAATGCACCGCTGTACTTTTCATCAATGATTTTTTCAAGTGCAACCATTGCTTCTTCGGCTGAACTTAGCAATGATCCACCAGCATCAAACTTGACACCCTTGGCAGCCATGTCTTTTTTGCTGATACCCATCGCGCCCATCACTTCAGCATCTGGCATCTGCCCCTGCTTAAGCATATTCATTGCACGGGTATACATCATCAGGCGTTCTTGGTCGGCTCCCATAGCCTGACCAAGTTTGGTAATCATTGGCAGAACGCGTTCTACATTCTGTCCAAAGGCAGCAAGGCTAACTGTAGATTGTTCAAGTTGTTGGGTAGTAAACTCTGACGGTCCGGCTTCCTTAGCAGCCAACGCCATGAGTTCTTGAGCCCGTCTAGCAGACCCGGTCAATCCTTCAAGCCGTGCCTTCATGGCTTCAAACTCTTCACCAGCCGCACGGCTGTCAAACATCATCTTGTATGAAGCGGCAGATAAGCCAAACATAGCTGCAGTAAAACCAGCAACTGCGACGGCTCCAGCCCCAGCAGTACCAATAAAAACAGCCATGCGAGGTGTGATTGAGGCGTATGCTTTACCGACATTGGCTAGAGCATTGGCTACATTGACTCCAGCAATCTCTAAACCATCAAACGGCTTCTTTGTTTCATCGGCAGCCTTGGCTGTTTTCTTTAGGTCTTTCTCGGTCTCATTGAGTTTCCGCTTGACCTCGTCCCCACCTTGAGCGGAAAGTTTTACTACAAGTTCTGCGACTGTCATAGCACCCTACCTTGAAGACTTTTGATGAGGGCTTCCCACCGTGCATCTTCCATCTTGTCTTGATGCCTTCCAGCCCATACAACCTCGTACACCTGCCCCATAGATAAATCAAGCTCGGAAGGATGCCGACCTAACCGGTTCACGGAGTAGTAGAGAAATTCTCCGGCTACTCCGTACAGGCGTTTTTTACTTCGATTACCTCTTCATCTACTGTGCCACGCTGGAAGTATTCCCAGTGCTTGGCAAAGATGAAAAGAAACACATCACGATGGTTACGGGCAAGACTACCAAAAGACCGGATAGGCGATACCTCAGTATCGGTGTCATCCTTTATGTAGGTCTTGCCAAGTAAACACACTTGATCCAACATCAGCGCCGGAAACTCAGGGAATGCAATCTTGATTTCTTGCTTGAGTTCCGGATTAGGGAAAAGGTCAGCAGCCCTTGGTTCTCGAAACCGGATGATGTCATGCTCCCCGGTTACTTCAAACAGATCGATTACAAGGGCTGTTTTTTCTTCCCGCTTCAGCGCATCAATGCGGGCTAATCCCATTAACTAACCACCGTCGTGAAGCCGAATCCACCAAGGGTGATTGTTGCGGTCTCTGTGCTGACTTCACCGGGTGTAAGGTTGATAGTTGCATCTGTAACCAAACCATTGTAAACCTTGGTCATTGATGCGACAGTACCAGCACCGTCAAGGTCAATCTCAACCTTGCACAAGTAACCAACCTTGTCACGGAAGATAGGCCCGGTTGTCTTGTCTACATAAAGCTCGATTTCAAGCGTACCGGTTTTACGGGTTTCAAGTGTTTCGATCACAGTAGAACACAAGGTAGATAGGTCAATCGTGCTTGACTGGATTGAAGCCCGGACGCTCTTTGATTGACAGGTGTAAGCGGTTGAAGGAGATGCAGGTGTAGGCGATGCGCCAAGCTGCGCGTCAGTACCAAACGATACTTCAACGGTTGCATTGCTGACTAGAATAGGTGCTGGCATAAGTTACTCCACAGACTGAATGATGTACGTGGCGGTTACGGCAACATCAGTCCGACCACCTTCCGATAAAACAAAGGATTGCCCAGCAACGTCACGGGTACAAAACAGGTTAGGCGTGGTGGTTGTTACCTTCTGCCCATCGAGCAGAGTATCAATCCTTGCCATTATTGTTTGCGCTCTTGCCATGCTTAAGGCTCCACTTGCAGTATCCCACACGGTGATTCTGTACCCGCTATCGGTCAAGAACCGACCATTACAAAGGCTACGCTCAAGCACGGCTTGTGATGCAGACGTGAAGACCACGTAAGGCACCTGTACTGGTCTGCGGCTGATAGGGTCTACCTGTGGCGCAACGGCGTTGTAGATGCCCATCTGATAACCGTTTGGCTCGTTGTTAGGAGCAAGTAAACCAAGCAGGGTAGCGTCACCGGTTAGGGTTTCGTAAATCCACTGGTCTATAGTTGGCAGTTCGTATGACATTACTGGCCTCGTAAAACACTTCTAAGCGCACGAACAAAGATAGGCCGGATTGCCATAAGAGCCGGTTCCATAAACGGGCGAGCTGGTACGGTGTTGCCACCCTTTGAAGTCCATCCAAGTTCAAGCGGTACTGCGTACTTTGCATCGGCTTTGATCGTTGCAGATACGCCCTTACTTCGATCTAGTTGCATTGCATGGTTTATGCTGTTCGCAAGAAAGCCGGTATCACTGTTAGGTGGTGAACCCGGAGGGCTTGACCAATGAACAATGTCATTGTCCTTGCCACTCCTGTATTCTCTATAGTGTCCGCTGTTTGTAGTAATACTGGTTTTGGCGTTGGCTTCAACGTCTGCCGCAGCTTTACCTACAATCATGGTTATCTTGCCTAGATTCGCCTTGTACGCATCTAGGGCAGTGGTCTTCAAGGACACAGTTACATTCACGGAGCCAGCACCTGTATCTGTAAAGGGCCAAAGCGGCGCACCGTGGTTGACACCGTGAAGGATATCGTTAGCCTGATATCTGCCGCTGTACCGTAAGCCGCAGGGTTCAACACCGACAAGATGCCTTGTGCGCTGTACTGCTTGGTTAGCGTAACGCTACCGGACGGGAATGTATACGTCGAGCCGGTCTGGATGTTGGTAAAGGTTGCACCGAGTGTACCGGTAGTGATGTCTACCGGGCTTCCCAGTTCATCCACCAGACGCACCACATAACTGTGCCAGTCACCGACCCATGCGGAGACTTGCACGACCTGCTGAGGGTCTTCAGTAAGGTCAAAGATTAGTGCCATTAGATGTCCCTCACATAGATGCGGAGTGGGCCGAAAACTTGCGTGTCGTTTGCCGTTGTTGACCTTGTGATCGTAGCGGTGTAAGTCCCTGGCGTGTTCGTTACGGTGGTGTCAATCGTAAAGGTTGCCCTGCCATCAGCTGCATACGTTGCTGTACAGGAGTAAGTGTCTACCAAGGTTGCACCAGAGTTGTAGACCTTAGCCGTAACCGTTGCTGAGGTAATGTCTATCCCTGCGCCGTTGTTGTCTACACACTGGATGTCTACTCCGTGCTGTGCGCCCTTCTGAATGTCTAGCGGATCAGATGCCCCAAGGCCGTCAGCCCTTACTTCAAAAGGCCCCATGCGAACCAGAGCGGCAGAGGTTACCGGGGTAACCAACTCAGCATTCACATACTGCCCAAAGGTACCGGCAGTGACATGATTGGTTCTAAGCTCATCCCAAACATTACCCGCAACATCACCGACCTCTTGATCAATGCTGTTAGTAAGTTGGTTAGTTTCGTTGAGTACTCCACCGAATGTCGTAGCCGTTGCATAGCCAGCAGGACTCTCACCCCACACCGCTGCGGCTGTCTGCGCTGCCGTCAATCCACCACTTGAAAGTGTAACGGTCAAGACTGCTCCATTCGTGCCGCTTGCACCACGCACCACGATCGTGACATCAGATGCGCCAGCGGCGAAAGCGGCGTTAGGAACATCTAAACGATACACGCCCGGCACTAGGGAGGACGATATTTCTGCAAAGCCACCAGATGACCACGCGCCTGTGGGTGTCTGCGTGACCAGCGTGATAGCCACCGGAGCGGCTTGGTTGCGGACGTAGTATGCCGCTAGACCGGATGTTGCAAAGGTTAGCCCTGTAGCACCGAGGTAGAGTTCGATGCTTTGTGATGTTGAACCGGGAGCGATGGTGATGGTTGATGCATTGCGCTCGGTTGGAGCATAGTAGCCTACCCCACCAATGTTGCGGAATGTGGCAGAACCTGCATCAGGACTTGTACCAGACCAAGCAATACCATACAGGTCGGTTGCTGGCGCACCTGTTGCACTTCCAAAGTTCGTATTAGGGCTGCCATTATATGAACCAAAAAACTGCACAGGGTTCATGCCGGTTAATAGTGTATATCCGGTTTCAAATCCCGGTAAACCAACTGCGGTACTTGATACCGATGATGGAACATTTGTAAAAGTAGTACCACAGGCAATGTACCGGCAGTTTGTCTGTGTCCCACTTGATGAGTTTGTAAAGGACGCACCTGTTACACAACCATAAAAAAGATTGTTTTGTATGGTTAATTGCTGTGTACCAGATTGACCAATACCCTGAAGATTTTGATTTATAAAATGGCAGTTAGTAACAGACAATGTCAAGTTGGTAGGAAGAACTCCAACGCTAAGCCCGATAAATAAACAGTCAGTAACCGAAGATGTATCTGTAACAACATTTTGACCTGTTGAAACGAAATGAGACCCAAGCGCTACTGTTGTCCCTATAAAAATACAACTTTTTACTGTAAAGTCAAGTGCGGTAGATGTCGCAGCCGTCATGTTCATCAGCCAAACAGTATTTTGTGCACTTAGTTGGAATACACATTTATCAAATGTGTTGTATCGACCAGTCAAAAGATTGATACCCGGAACTGCCGTTGTGCAGTTTAGTACAAACTCCAAGTTATTGAAATACAGATAACTTTTACTTGTCCCTGATATGGTGGTGCCTGCGTAAATACTTGCACCTGATACGGTTGTGAACGCACCAATCTGAACACGTCCAGCATTTACACCGGGGAACTGCGCCGCTGTAGGGTCACCTGTGATATAGGTGGTTGCGCTGTATGTGCCTCCGATTGTCACCTGCTCACCGTATAAACCGGGAGCGATGTAAACCGTATCACCTGAGCCTATACCAGTGGCTCCCAGTGCTTTTTGTATGGTCTGCCACGCTAGACCGACCGTAGAGCCTAAACCAGTATTACTGTTGTTACCGTCTGGTCTAACATAGTAAGTTGCCATTATTCAGCGGTTCCATTTACGATTTCTTGAGCCATAACAACTGCGAACTGATTGGAATAGTTCAACTGAAACTGAGCATCCTGAGTAACCCACCAACCGAAAACGCTCGTACCATTCTCACCAAACGTGCCGAGTAGGTTGCCATCATTATCATAGATATCACCAAAGACAATCCAGTCACCGGGGCTCAATGGATTAGGCTCCAGCCGATAGTTTTGCAGGTTCATTTGCCCACCTTCAGGCTGTTCGCTTGCACACCCTTGAAAGGCATCGTGAGGAACGCCAGCACACTGCTCACCGCAGCGGAGACACCCGCCGCTACCGCCTTCGAGCCGTAGAGTGCTAGCACTGCGCCCAGTTCAGAAATATCTTTGGCTTCAGCGGTGCGTACGCCATCGCCGAAGACGCTGGTGAATGCAGCTACGAAAGCCACGATCACAACGACCACCAACCTTTTGATGCTGATACTGTTCATCTTTGTATGATCGCCTCCAGCGCGGAAACCTTGTTCTCGAGTTTACCGAGTCTTTGTTCTATGCGGCGCACTTCCTGCTGCTGCCCGTCTAAGGTGTTGATGATGTGCGCCACCTGAGTCTCCAGGCGCGTCAACCTGACTTGTAGTGCGACCCAAGCGGCACCGATTGACATAGTCGTAATAAAGGCTTGTATGCCAATCTGAACCCACATCTCTGCCGTCATGATGTCCGCTCCACTAATCCTACGTGCTGTACTAAAAGTTCGGTCTGTCCAAAGTCTGACCCGATCACATCGTAATACTTTGAGTCATCACCAACCCGGTAGACCCTGTCCTGCGGCATCACGTCAGCACCGACAGCAATTATCAGCGTCCACTGTGCAGATGACTGGATGCCACCGCCTACGATAGATTCTGTGTCGCTCTGGTTGGTTAGCCTAGCGTTGTACTCGGCAACCTTACGCCACGTTTCTGTAGCACCGCCCCTGCCGTCTTCGGTAAGCGTGAAGCGGTGTATTTCTACTCGGTCTTGGCACAGGTTGCGTACCATGCCAGCTTGAAGCGTTGCGCGTAGAATCGGACTCATGCGAACACCAAGGGACGATATCGTTCAGCCATCGAAAGGTAGTGCGCTTTGAGTTGGGAAAGCTTCACATCGCTGGTGCCTTCTTTAGCATCGATGTCTGAAGCACACCGTGATGCTTTTATAAGCCAGCCCTGCCGGGTGGCTGTCCTGACATCGTAGCGCTCGATGTTAGCAGGCCCCATGTCTACCCATGTAAGCCGTGGATTAGATGCGCCATCCTCAATACTGAAGCCTTGAAACTGGTAAGCAGGGTACACGGGGTAATCGGGTTGTGTCGTGCCTGATGTTCCAGCAACTCGGCATTCGTATACCCTGCCGTTGGGCGTTGTAGGCACTACACGGTCACCGACAGCATAGGTAGTGCTAGCCGTCCAAGTGGTGAACCGGGAGTAGGAATCCAAGATGCTCCCTATGTCGGTTGTGGACATCTGCGGATAACTTTGTGCATCAACAAAAAGTGATACCTGCGCTATCGCTTCGGCTCGTGTCATCATGCTCCACTATCCCACATATAAAGAAAGCCCCCGGCACGTCTGCCGAGGGCTTGAGATAAGAACCGCTGGGCTTATGTAGCTGCGGATGCTCCAACGATAAGCGAACCAGGTACACGGTTGGCTGCTGTTGCATCAACGTTACCGATGTCAAACGCTTTGAATGCGAATCGCTCAGTTGCCTTGAATGCAAGCGCATCCTCAACAAAGTAGCGCTGATCGGATACTTCGATGGTAACGGTTCGGCGGT